CTTGTGATCTCAGCAGCACGACCAATGTTAAATGTAGTCTCTGTCTCTAATCTTGAGTTAGGAACGTTGAGTGATTTGTATAGTTTTTTCTGGAAGTACTTAACGTCTTCTAGTTCTCCAAGGTTCTGACCACCAGGTAATGTAGTAATCTCAGTTCCTCTTCCACCTTCTCTTCTAGGTAACCAGAAGTCTTCCAACATGGACATGAACTTCTTGTCATCCTTTATCTCACCAGTGTTTGCATCGTATACAAGTTTATTTCTGTAACGACCCATTACTTCACGGAGGTATTGCTCTGCCTTATTCTTAGGTAGATTACCTACATCAATATAAAAAATTCTTCTTTCTGGTGCTCTTGATAATCTGTAGATAACAAGAGAGTCTTCAATCATTCTTAATTGATTGACTGCCTTAATTGCCTTATGCAAATGAGACAAGACCATATTCTTGTTAAGGTCTTGAACACCTGAATGGCAATATGTAATAGAATCGGGAGCAATCTTCATACCTTGGTTGGTACTATTCTTTAATCCTTTTGGATTGTATAAGAAATAAGATGCTGCTCTTTGCGTGAGTTGAGTATTAAGATCCATACCCCGAAGTTGATCGGGTTTCTTTTCCTCATACTCAGTTACTTTACGAATCTTACGAGGGTCAATATATCTAAGGTCTATCAATCCACCTTTAGGGTTTTTAGGATCTATAACCTTATGATAAAAAAGTCTCCCATCAACATACCATCGACGGAAGATTTCGTATGACCTGTTTTCAAAATCAAGAAGACGGAGGATTTCATCGAACTCCTCACGGATTAACTTCTTAATTTTTTCAGATACTTTTAAATTTGATAATTCTACAGAGACTGGAACGTCATCAAAGTTACCACATATAGTCTCATTGACTACATCATCTACTGCACTATCACATTCTGGTTGTAAAACCATCTCCCTATATCTTGATATAAGGTCATAATCATTTCTTACTACTCCATCAAGATCAATAGAATAGCCAAAGTACCCACCACCTGCAATAGGTTGTGACCCATCTAAACTATCCTTTTGAACGAAAGAAGGCCCCTTCGGAACCTTCTTTGCTCTCTCTAGTGAAAATCCAAAGAGCTGCGACATTATTAAAAACTTATTGTTCCTACCTTATTTAGGTAGTTTCCAAACTAGGCGTTTTTAACAATTGGAGTCCAGTACTGAGTCTGGAGTTCAACTGTAAATTCTTCAACAGCATCGTTATTACCGAAGTCTAGATCTATTGCAGCAATAGAACTTGGGAATACATTGTAGAACTTATAAGACTTAAGAATATTTGGATTGTCATCAGTCTTGATATCACGTGATAACTGGTGAACTTCCATGTCAGCAAAGTAACCAACTGCATCATCAGTATCGTTAAGAGCGTTACCTGACTCAGTAGTTGAAGTATAGTTCTCGTTATATGCCTGTATAGCTGCTGCCCATGTTTCAAATGCTGTTCTTAATAAGAACTTACTATCATTCTGAACAGTAATTGTCCAAGGTTCAAATGTTCTGTCTCCAGCAATCTTTAATACACGTCCTCTAAATGGTACTTCTATAACACCTATTTGAGATGCTGGTAAGTTTGCTGCCCTAATTGTAAATGCACCTAGTTTTGCAAGTTCTGCTGAACCTGATATAATCCCAGTAGGGAATGCCAAGTCAACTTGGAACAGATTGGGTCTTGCAAAATCCGAAGTAACCGCAGCTTTAAAACTGTCAAGTGATCCTCTATTAGCCATGATAGTAAAATTCCCTTTGGTTTAATCCTGTCCTTTATATTTAGTATAATGAATATTTTTAGACATAAAAAATAGCGGAGTTTCCTCCGCTATTTTGAATCCATCTCGAACTCAGGATTATTTATTGAGCAACTTCACTGAATGCAACACCAGTACGTGTAGCAACGAATGTTAGGGTGATGTAGTTAATAGTACGAGTTGGTTTCACAAAAACCTCTGCGTAGAATTCACCACGGTCTATAGCCTCAGCTGGGTTATTGTCACCATCACACTTGATTAAGAAATCAGTTACACCACGACGACCTTGAACATCACGCATGTAAGGTTCAACAATATTTAAGAACAGTGCTCTTTGTGACTCATCGTTTTGCTCGAAGAGTTGTGACTTAGCAGCACCAGAGATAACTCTCTCTATTGTAAGGAATAAACGACGAACGTTTATTCTATCGAATGCGGAAGCATATGATAGAGCAGTCTTATCACCATATAGAACTACACCTTGTCCTGGGAAGGAAACTATTGGGTTAATTCTGTTAGCATAAAGTGTATCTCTCTGTGTCTTGTTAGGTGTAAATGCAAGTTTGATTGCATTTCTTAGAACACCACGTTGGAAACCAGCAGGTGAGAACCAAGGTTCTGCAGTCTCAGTTGTTTGTAAACATAAACCAGCAACGTCACCGTTACATGGAACGTAACGATAAAGATCGTTGTACTTATCATAGATGTACTTATAACCTGAATCGAATACAACGTAAGAAGAACTTGGTAATAGTTTAAAGAAACTTTCGATGTTCTCTGTTTGTTGTTGTGAATTACTTACACCAACAACATTTGCTCTACGTGGAGAAACAAATAATAGGCAGTCACGACGCTCTTCAACAATACTTGTTAGAGCAGTTACTTTAGCCTTAGCAGTTCCATCATCAACACCAGAAGGACCAGTAAGAATATAATCAATGGTCTGTGACTCTGGGTCAGAGACTAATTGATATGCACTCTCAACATCAGTACTTGATACACTGTACTCACCACTAGAAACAGAGTAACTAACACCATCAGCAAGTCTGTAGTAGAATGTTGCGTTATTCTTAGAACCGATTGTGAAAGAACCACCTGGGAAATCATTAGTACCAGCAGATGAACGTAGTAGGTTAAACTGACGACCTACACCAGTTAATCCCCAGTTACCATCTGAAGCAGTACCTGTTGCAGAGAACAATCCAGTCTCATGATTACCCCAATAGATGTAATTAGAACGTTGCTTAATTACAGTAACGTAGTAATTAGTTTCACCAACAGAAGTCTTAGCATCAGATGCTTTAGACATTCCAACGAAACGCTCAAGAACAGCACCAGCAGTTCCAGTTAGTCCACCATCAACATCAACTACAACAACGTGTAGTTCGTCACGGAATCCACCTTGACCAGCAATTGATTGTGAAGTTCCTGGACGTGGAGCAACATTAATCCACTTAACACCAGGAAGATACTCACGCTCGTTATACTCAACACGAACTGTAGTAATAGTTACGTTAGTAGAGTTTGTATCAGCAACAACATCAGAAGCAGCAAAATCAATGCTGTCCTTATTGAGTGCTACGTATAGTTGACGCTCAATACCACCTGTTGTGATAACAGCAGTATTAGTACCAGCAGTAATTGTTTGACCATCAGCGATGATACCAGTAACACCACCACTAGGAAGTCCTATTTCTAATTTTTTATTATTTGAATCCCATGCAAGAACATCAACTGATTCTTGAGAACCACCGATATTAATTGTAGTAGTAGCACCAGGAGTGAATGTACCAACAACAGTATCAACAGTTAAACGTATGCTGTACTTGAATACTTTACCAGCAGCACCTGAAGATGCAGAAACTGCAGCATCAGCAACAAACTCATGCTCGTTACCTGAACCAGGAGCTGGTAGTACAGCAATCTGGTCAGCACCAGAGTCTGTTACAAATATACCGATTGAGTTACCTTTATGTCCTGGAGTTCTAGCTGCCCAGTTCCAGTTGTTATTTGAACCTTCCCAAGAAGCTTCGTAATTATCTAAATTTGTAACTAAAGGAGCAGTACCTGTATTAACACCATTCTTCAGTGCTGTAGAGTTAACCCTAATTGCTTTTAAAACACCACCATAAGATAGGAACTGCGATGCAGTGTACCAATACTCATAGTTGTTGTCGTTTGGTTTACCAAACTTCTCTACTAGATCTCTCTCGGATGTTACTGTGACCACTTCCTCAACAGGTCCGAGTTCAAACGGTGCAGCTAATACACCCAAGTTTGCTGTTGATAAGCTGGTAATAGTTGTCAGGTCTCTCTCCTGTACTACTACACCTGGCGATAATTGATTGGCTGCCATGTTTATAAACTCCTAGAATATCCCGTGGACGGTTAACTAAGATTATTTATATTTTTGAATACTCACCTAAAGTCTAACATATGCTGCACATCACCATACTCCGCAAGTTCCCATCTCTCTCCTTGTGCATCTATTATATGGTCATCATCTAAACCATCACTAACAAATCCAAAAGGAGCCATATCCTGTTCTATAGATTCTCTTTGGTCATCGTATATCCTTTGCCTAACATCATTGTCATGCATCTCCTTAAAGTATTCTTGCATGGCCATCCATGCAAACATAACCAAACACATTGCAAGATCATCATGACATCCATCTTCCGCTTGGAATGAATTACCCTTTTGGATAAAGGTTGTTAATTCCGCAATCGTATCATAATCTTGTATGATTAATTTATCATCTTCTATTAATGCTTTAAGGTTAGAACATCCTACCTGTTTAACAGCAGTACTCATCTTCACACCAAGTTGTGTCTTCTTACCTGAGAACCCTTGTCCTAATTGTTGACCTGCTCTACCTCTCATGGCAGCCATCAATAGATTCTCATACTCTAAATCAAATTGAATTATATCTGCAACCTGTCCACCAATATCATTTACCTCACAAAGTATGTAAGCATTATTATAATTCTTAGCAACATCAACTATTATGTTAGGTAGAACTATAGGTTTAATTTCATTGTTCTTATACCTTGCTACCATTTTATAAGGTAGAGTTGTTGTATCAATGACACAAAACGCAGAGTAATCCCCACCAATACCACGTGATACATCAACAGTAACAATATAATTATGATCTTCAATTGCTTGCTCATATATTGCTAAACCTCTATTTTGTAGAGCAGGTTCCTCATATGGCATAATCCTCAATTTACTTGCTGATATTAATGTGTCAACAGAACCTAAGAATTCACATTCAAACTCAACTTTGAATTGTGCTTCTGATGTATTTCTTATAGTTTGTTCTTTCCATACCTCATCCCTACCAGGTATTTGAGACCAATGAACTTCTGTAGGAATATATTCATTCGACTTACGTTCTGCATCATGCCACAACTTATAGAACATGTTCATTCCATGTGGAGTGGAGATGATAATTACTTTCGTTTTCTGACCAGAAGATATAGTAGGATATACGGAACTAAAGAATTGCTCTGCGATATGGTTCGGGACAAAGGCGAATTCGTCGAGAAATATAATGTTAAACGACATACCTCTAACAGCACTTGCTGATGTAGAAGCAGCCAAAATTTTACTCCCATTCTCTAACTCCAAACTACCTTTATTCCATCCTAGTATACCTTGCTGTAACCATTTTGGTAAGTTCTCATAAGATAATTGTAGCCTACCTAACATCTCACGAGCAGTTGCTGCTTTGTTAGCAAGAATTGCTACGTTAACATTATCATTAAACAGTACATACCATAAGAGATATGCAGTAACAATAGTTGACTTACCAGACTGACGAGGAAGTTTTGCTATATTAAATCTATGATCATGGAACTTCTGTACCATGTCTTCCTGAAAGTCATACATGGTAAATGGTATGATACCTTCATCAAGAGAAACAATCTTAATATACTCTCTTATAAAGTGTACTGGATCTCTACCACACTTTAAAAATTCTGCAATCTCCTTCTTAGAAAACTCCTGTTCTACATTTGCTTTCTTAAGATTGGGATTACCTAAATAAATTTCTTGTGTCTTGCTCATGTGTTTTCGTATTCCTCTGTTGGTATGTGCCAATCAGCGTATACACGTCTGCCTGTCATACCCTTTGAATCTATGTAGACTTGATCGAGACTAGACCAGTGTCCCAAACGAACGCCTAATCTCACGTAAGACCTCAAAATCTTTCTGTTTAGTTCCACCATCATACGCCCAAGCATAACCTTCCTCAATCATTTGTTCATTTAGTGAAATAGCAGCATCGCCAATGTAGAGCCAACCAAGAAGCCTGCCATACTTCCCAACGCCACCCTTAAGTTCTGTTCTAATAAGGAGTTCTTCATCACCTTTAATTGTTTCAGTTAGTTTTGCCTTTAACCAATTAGTAGCATCTATTCCCAGTGCCTTCTCTTCGAGATCTCTCGTTCTTTTTTCTGGTGTATCAACTCCTGCAACTCTAACTCTTTCTTTCTTGTATAAATCAAAGCCGAGGTCAATAGTAACGTCAATAGTATCGCCATCAAGTACCTTGTCTATCTTCGTCACTCGAAAGTTGTAGCAGCTCTTTCTGCTCGGTGGTATCATCGCTCCCATTTGGCCAAAACTCATCGTACTTAAATATGTAGTAGATTACGATGCATACTCCTACAAGAAGAATAGCAATCATTATATTAACTGAATGTACTACTTCACCCATACAAAGGTCTCATCATAGGCAGACATAAGATTATCTATATTATTTTTTTCTCTAAACTCAGCGACTGCCTCTCTAACCATTGGAGAGAAGTAATCATGTCCAGAAAATAATCCACCCTTCTTAACCTTTGGATACCACACTTCTAAATCTTGTACTGCCTGTTCCTTTGTTAGATAAGCATCTAAAAATATAAAATCTAATGATTCATCTTCAATCTTTAAAGCTGCAGCATTACTATCCATTTCTAAGAACCTAATCTTATCTTTAAGTTCTGGTGCAATATGATTTAAACGATGAAAGCAATATAGTTTAACAAACTCTATATCTTTTTCATCAAACTGCATAGTAGGTAAATCTTTATTTGTAGTAGATGCATTCATATAATCATCAAACGGTTTATATGCATCAACACCATATAGAGTTTTAATATTTGGACAATTAAAAAGCATGGTCAGAAAAGAGTCTCCTCGTAAAACACCGAGTTCGAGACCTACTAGATCTTTACCATGCAAATTAATTACAGGAACCATAGACCTAATGTCGGCTCCTAATGCACCAGTATAATTATAATAAGGTTCGGCTTTTCTTCCATCTTCTCTAAGATGTTTTGGAAAACCAATTGGATATGAATCCGCAATATCTGTAGCTGCAGCTACATCAACCCAAGCCATAATTTAATAGTCTAATTAGTATTATTTAGAATTGTTTAGGATGGGTAATTACATCACCATGAATCTCACCTATATCATCGATATGGGCATGATCTATTTTTTCAATATGTAAATGTTCCAAAGAGTTTGCAATTCTTTCAAGTGCATTGGCAATGCGGTTAAATTCTTCAGACATGATGTTGTGATTTCTAATTATAGTATATCACGCCCATGCTTCGGATGCAAGTCTAACTGACAATCCCAGGGACACTCCCATAACTGTCAGTCTACTCATCCACCACATGATTTCGTGTTTGTGCTTATTTATTCTACTCATGATTAATGACCCATTGGTATACCAGCTGCCATAAGGCTAGACATGGCTTGTACTTCAGCGTTGATACACGAATCAACAAAATGAGGATGCTCCTTTAAAAAGGGAACATCCTCTTGTGCATCTTTAATAGCTTCATACGAGTCTGTAGCGTACTCGCATATTTCATAACGATGCTGTTCTGCATCGTGATACCCTACGGTATAGTGTGACAGGGGCATGATCTTTCAATCCCTAATGTACTTATATTTATTGTAGCATATAAGTACAAATACGCAATAAGTGTGTATTCTACGACACAGTTATCTCTCCTATCTGCATTCCATAATCAATCTCAGGAGGAACTATCAATACATAACCAATACCCATATTGAATACTCTTCTCATTTCTTCCTCTTCTATATCACCTGATTGTTTTATTTTATTAAAGATCTCTGGTCTCTCCCAAGATGTCCAATCTATATGTGCTTTTAATCCTTTAGGAATAAC